CATCACGGCCATATCCCTGAAACTCAATTTCAAAATCCTCATTACCAGAAATATTATATTTTTCAATAAAACTAGCACCATCTAAAATAACTAGATCAGCAGTCATAAATGAATTAAACATATTTTGATATATGTCTAGTGATCCAAAAAATTCTAAAAAATTGCTATCTTGGTTAATAACTTGATTTTTTTGAGTCTTTAAAGATATGCTTTTAATAAGACAATGACTTGGCTTTAGGATCATGACGATAATAGTTTTTTAAATTCTCTCTCAATAGCAGAGACATATGATACATCAATTAATCTTATGTTCTTTTTTTGCTCATTGAGTTCAGTCTCATACTCATAAAAACTTACGCTCTCAAAGTATGCTTGTATTTCTGCAGATATACTGGTTGATAATGTGTTGACCGAAGATATAGTAGCGTTAGCTAAACTATCTCCACCTTTGAGATTATTAGCAGTTGTTATCGTACCACCAACATTTGTGATTATGCAAACAGAAGAATTTGCAAAAATTACAGTACCAGTACTAACTGTAGTACCCCCACTTGTTTGAAAGACATACTCATTATTTGAAAATGTTGTGTTTCCTACAAGAGAGATAGAGAGCTGCTGTGTCCTATTCGTCTGAAACAACATATCCTCTTTCTTTCTCTCATATCTTATTACATTGTTATTTAGACCTATAACTGGTGCCCAAAATCTCTTTTGATTTGCTGAAAATGAATCATATGCAGCTGTCGTTATCATTGAGTCATCAGAAACATAGTTAGATCTAAAAAACTTGACACTCCTTCTTGCAGAAGTTAACGAACCATATTTAGAGGTAATAAATCTGTTGAAAGACTCTCCATCCATAAACCAATCGTAGTATGGGTCAACAACGTTGTTGCTAAAGTATACAATCCAATCGTATCCTGGATCTCCATAATAAAAATTTGCAATTGTGTCTGCCCTATCCCCCTCTTCAATTGTGTAGGGATGAAATACTTCAAAGTTTTGTTGAATGGTTTTCTGGAACGCAATCTTAGCCATCAAATTGACAGAAACAGTATTAGATACATTATTACCGTATCGTACAAGTGGGTAGTGTTTAAAAAAGTTGTCCATTATTTTATGTTATTTGGTAAATTCTGGGCGAGGGTCAAAAAAGAACTCCTCCTCAGTACGGTAATCATTAGCTAGCCACACCTCTATCTCTTGGAAGGTTAGAGAAATGGCAATAGACGATGGCCACTTTTGTTGACTTGCAATCACATCTGTCAAGTAGGAAGGACCGTTTGGTGCATAGTTCACCCCCATATTAGTTAGCACACACCTCTTGAATGTTCTTCCAATTCCAATTGGAGTTATTTTTATTTCAAAAACTGAAGGAGTTTTTAAAATAGAAGTATTGGTATCCATTCTCTCAGGTAACATCTCTTTCCTGAAAAATCCAATTATTTTTTTAAGCGTAGCTGCTTCTGAACCAGATTCTGGATAAAAAACCCAATCAAAAGAAAAAGGAGGCTTAAAATTTGTTCCTTGAAAAATCATAACAGGAAATGGGTTTGTAGTTAGTTGCAACGAGCTCTTAACCGCTGCTGCTGCAGCTCCAGGCATGCCACTCAATCCATAAACACCTAAACCAAGTGCCAGCTGACCCGGATCCGTATTTTTAACAGTATCCATTACAGAACCAACAAGTCTATTAAGTCCTTCTTTTGATGCATATGAACTTGCTGTACCACCTATCCCCTCTTTTCTGAGATCTGTTGATAATTGATTTTTCAATGCATCACCGGCAAAGTACAAGTTTTCTGAACTATATCCGGCAGAAAAACTATCAGTTAAATTGGTTGGAAGAGGTAACACAATCGATTTCATAAAATCAAATGTTCTGGCGGCATCTCTTGATCTGTATGATTCAGGAGGTCTTTCAAAAGCATGTTTAAATACATTGAATGATATATAAAAGTCATCAGCAAGATCTTCTGGAAACTTCATTGGTGCATTATCTGTCTTTCGCTTCTCATCAATTGTAGATGATGGAAGATTGGGATTAGTTGCCCCTCTCATAGGACTACCAGATCCAGCTGGAGGACGTTCTGGAGCAGTGGACTGTTCAGCACCAACCCCACTACCAGATTTGTAAGAAGAACCGTAAGCCATTTATTTCCTATGAGTTATACCGGAGTTTTTAAACCAAAGAATCCTTCCAAATACAAGGGGGATCCTACTAATATTATTTATCGCTCTCTTTGGGAGTGTAGATTCATGAGCTATCTTGACGCCCACCAGGATGTTATACAATGGGCAAGTGAAGAGTTCTCGATTCCATATTTATCACCAATTGACAATAGAGTTCACAGGTACTTTCCAGACTTCTGGATAAAGAAGAAGGGAAGAGATGGATTAGTAGAGACTGTAGTGGTAGAAATAAAACCAAAAGCACAAACTAAACCACCAAAGGTTCGCACCAAAGTAACCAAAGGGTATGTTAACGAAGTTAAAACCTGGGGGATAAATAGTTCAAAGTGGAAATACGCAGCTAAGTTTTGTGAAGAACGCAAGTGGAAGTTTCAAATATTAACCGAGGATGATCTAGGTATCAAATAATGGCTCAGACATATCAGCAAATGCTTAATCAAGCAATAACAAAAGGTAAGGTAGCCGATGCCCAGACTTGGTTTGATACAAGTTATCAAGATCTTTCTTCTAAGAGTGCACTCAGTGTAATAAACAAAGGTGATGATAGACTTACCAAAGCTCTCTCTGTTGGTAAGATGTATTTGTTTCACTATGATCCAAAATACAAAGAGACTCTTCCACTGTATGATAGATTCCCTCTTATATTTCCTTTTCAAAACGTCGAGGGTGGATTCATGGGAATCAACTTTCACTACCTTCCGTACGGTCAACGTGCTGCATTGTTAGATAACTTAATGGTTCTTGCAAACAACAAAACGTTTACCGATAAGATGCGTCTTAATATGAGTTACAGATTACTCAGTGCAGCAGCAAGAACCGTTTCATTTAAGGAATGTGTTAAAAAGTACCTAAATAGCCATGTAAGATCTAGATTTTTCTACATCAAACCAGACGAGTGGGCTAAGGCGTTAATGTTGCCTCTGGATGATTTCGTATACAAAAAGAAAAAGTAATGCCATTAAATATAAAAGAGTTTAAGTCAGCAGTCCACAAATATGATCTGGAAAGACCAAATCTATTTGAGGTGACGTTTGCCATTCCTAGTCTTTTGAGAAACTATGGTAACGGACCACTGTATATTAACAAGACTGAAAATGGCAGATTGCTTAGTTTGTTTTGCAGAAGTGCAAATTTACCAGGATTGAACATTCAAACAGCAGATACTATTCGGTACGGTATTGGTCCTGCTATCAAAATGCCTGTCAGAGGATCGCTGAATGATATCAGCCTTACTTTCATGAATGATTCTAATAGCTATATTTACGGTTTCTTTTATTCGTGGATGACTATGATATATCCTCAGTCCCAGATTAGTCCTATCACTCCCGGTGCTGATCAAACATATCAACATCCATTCAAAAAAGAATATCAAACCAATATGGAGATAGCTGTGTATCACGGTAAGCCTGGTCAATTCAAAGGAGCAGGATTACTACAAACAGCAGCATCGGTTATTTCTGCAGCAGCGGGTGTGCCGTTTTTAGGATCTCTGCTTGGTAGTAGATCTCTTCCCGATGTACCACTCGTGAAAACCAAAAAGTACAGTATCAAAAAACTGTACCCAATAAACATAAGCGATATTGGATTATCGTCAAGTGCAACCGATTCAATTTCAGAATTTACTGTCAACTTTACTTATCAGACTTTTGATATGCAGATTGCAGGAACAGTTTAATTAATTGAATAAATTTTTAATTATTAGGAGATATAATGGCTTTACCAAAATTAATGCATCCCGTGTTTGAATTGAAAGTACCATCAACAAAACAAATGGTCAAATTTAGACCTTTCTTGGTCAAAGAAGAAAAGTTAATGTTGATGGCCAAACAAAGTGGCGAACAGCAAGATATTATCAACGTTATCAAACAAGTTATTGTTAACTGCGATATCGAAAACGTAATCAATGCCAATGAGCTTTCATCATTTGACCTTGAGCTGTTGTTTCTTAAGCTAAGAGCGAAATCAGTAAGTGAGGAAATTGTAATATCATACAACGACCCTGAAGATGAAAAGACATATACTTTTAATTTGAATATTGATGACATCAACGTATATGATAATCCTGATCACACCAACATTATTAAACTAAGTGATTCCAGTGGTATTGTGATGAAGTATCCAAGTGCTAGTTTAATGTCTGATGTGATTATGAAAGATGATGTTACAGATATTTTATTCTTTATGATCAGAGGATGCATGGATCAATACTTTGATGGAGATCAGATCGTTTTATTCAAAGACAATAAAGTTGAGGACATTGATAAGTTCATTGAGTCCCTACCAACCAGCACGCTCAAAGAGTTTGAAAAGTTCTTTGATACAATGCCAAAGCTCTATCATAAGATCGAATATGTTAATGAGATGGGAACAAAGCGTGAAGTTGAATTAAAATCAATTGAAGATTTTTTTACCTTGGGTTGAGTCATAGCAACCTAGAGAATTATTATAATATTGTTTTTGCTATGGCGCAGCATCATCATTATTCGATTACTGAGATAGAACAAATGATACCGTTTGAGAGAGATATATTTTTAGAACTGCTGAAGCAGCATATTAAGAAACAAGAGGAAGCATCACGAAATGGCTGAAAAACAGAATCCTGGTTACATAGAACAACTCAGAGAAATGAGAGCACTGCGCACTCAGCAACTGAGAGGGATGAATGCTGATCAGAGATTCTATGCAAATTTAAATTCCAATCAACGAGCCCTTTTGCAAGCTAGTCAAAAGTTAGGTGCAAGTTTTGATAGTATGTCAAAGACTTTTTCATCTAGCCTCAGAGGACTGACAAGCGCTGTTGGTGGATTGGCATCAAAAGGAGCATCTGCTGCTGGTGGGGTTGCGGGTGGTGCTGCATCTCTTGCTGGATCAATCACATCGGGACTTGGTAAGGCCTTACCTTTTGCTATTGCTGGTCTAGTTGGTAAACTGCTTGTTTGGGACAACCTCACTGGCGACAATAAAAATAGATTAACATCCGGTGTTGCTAGCTTATTTACAAATATTTTTGGTGATCTACCTGATATGTTTAAAGGTGTGATCCAAAAGATTGTAAATTCAGTTTCTGAGATGGATATTAAATTTCCTATACTTTCAACTATAACAGAAAAGACTGCAGCATTTATTGATATGTTTAGTGCGGGTCTCAATATTCTTAAATTGAAATTTGAAGAGTTAACAGACTTTTTCAAAGGTATAAAAGATCCAACAAAATTGTTCGAATCAGGTATTAAAGCTATTGGATATGGTACATTAGCTCGCTTACTGCTTCCTGCAACAATTAGTATACTGACTTCAATCATTGGAAATAGATTACTA